CCACATAATCCCCAGTAGTATCTAAATGTTCTTGTATTGCATCAGGTAACTCTTTAGTATCTGACTCTGTTAAAACATTTGAAGTCAAAACCTTTTCTTCTTGTTTGACTTCTTTTTTTACTTTTGCTAAACTTCTAGTTAGCTTTTTAACTTTCTTGTTCTTTTTATCTAATTGTTTTTTAGCTCTTAATGCTAATTGAATACTAGATAATTCTTTATTTTTTGGTCTGCCGGGTTTTTTCCTACGACTACCATCTTTATTTAGTATATAGTCGCCATTTGCATCTGTCAAGTATTTAGAAGTTTTTTTTTCTTTATCTACCATACTTTTTATCCACAATCTTTTTTAAGCCCGGTCTTGACATCTTTCTTCCTGTCTCTGCTTCTAACCAGTCAACTCCTATACCTAAACTAATTTCTTTATGAAACACAGCTTCTACAACTTCTTTTAGAATTGATAACTCATGTTCAATAGGTTCTAAATAACCAACATAATCTTCTGATTCTTTATAACCAAAAGGTACAGTCGATGAAGTTCTTCTTATATAATTTACTGGTATATCCATAATAAAAGCTGGACTTCCTAAAACAGAGGTGAATGAAGAATGCTCTAGGAAGCCTCTTACGCCTCCTTAACCTTATCGGTTTCGGAAACTTTCTTGTTAAAAATTAAATCCCAATTCTTTTCAAATTGTTCTTTATTAGTTATTGGTCTTGGTCTAGAACCTTTACCAATCCGACCACCATTCTTCTTATTAGTCATAAGGACTGGTTTTTGTTCTGAACCTAATTGTGGCATACTATTTACCTATATATGACTTAACTACTTCAATCCATTCAGGTTTGTATTTATAAACAACACCACCTACAACGACTAAAGCAATTACTATTCCTACTACATATTCCATGTTTACTCCTTTGTTATCATGCGTATAACTTTATTTATACGACCACACTTCATAAATGTATGAAGCTTATTAAATAATCTTACCATTTTACTCTGTCAGCCCAGTAAGCTGCAGACATTTTTCCTTTGGCAATATTCTTAGCGTGTCTAGCTTTGAAGCTTTTACGCTTTGCTTTCATTCTTGCAGACTCACCAGCTTTTGGTTTACCTGCAGTTTTAGCTCCTTTTTGTCCAAATCTAATAGTCTTAACTTTATCGCCTACTTTAGCAACAACAATGTGTGACTTCTTTGGATGATTAGGAGTACGCTTTGGTTTATTATATCCACTTACTCCTGCTCTTGTTAATCTTGAATCTTTTTTCTTAGGCATATTTTCTATAGCTCCTGGTTTTTCTAGCAATCTTTTTAGGTTGTTTAGAATGCTGCTTACCTTTCTTAGTATCTTTTCTTTTCTTACGAGTAGATGCAGCGTATTCAGAAGGACTTAATGATTTAATAGCAGCTTCCGGTAAATAGCGTTCTCCAGTTTCACTAGACTTTTTACCAGACTTAGTTCGCCACTTTTGTTTAGTCCATGCTTTTAAACTTCGTTGAGACTTCTTTAAAGCCATTATTTATAGCCACCACCTTTAGCTTTGTATTGTTTTGCTAACATCTGTGCTTTACGAGCACTCCATTGTCCGGGCTTTCCACCTTTACTACCTGCTTTGATTCTATTAAATAGATTCTTTCTCATAGTAGGTTTAGTATAGTTCCCAGCTTTATTAACTGTGCTTTTTTTCTTCTTAGGCATTATCTACTTCCTCATACTCACCTTCAATAGGTTTCTTATCTGGCATTAAAAATATACCACCAGTATTAACATTATGATTTACATCAACTCTATCTATCTTTCCTACACCAACTCTATCTAATAAAGTCTGTGCAGCAGCAAGTTTATTGTTAGCTTGTACGATAGGTTTGTTTGATTCCATAATCTCTACAAGTTTAAACGCTGCTTTCGGTGCAGAATTAGCTAATACTTCTTGAGTTAATTCAAGTATCTCAGACTTTAAAGTCTTTACAACATGATGATAGTGGGAGGAATACCCTGCAAGTTCAGCAGCCTTTTTAGCATCTCCTTGTGTTTCTACAAGGTGGTCTAAGAAAGACTGTTGTTTTTCAGTCAACTCTCTCTTTCTGCCATCGTTATTTATGCTCGGAAGTATAGCCATAATATAAGTATATAGTCGGATTTTAAAATTGTCAAGTATTTGATGGAGGGTATTGACAAAACCCAATCTGAACTGTAAAATATATTTGTGCCCGACCGGGTTACAACCAATCCCACTAGCCATATTTAATTGCATATTTCTTTGAAGTATTTATAGAATTATATAGTCCGGGCGTTAACTAGATGTAAGAACTGGTTAATACCTGATTTTGGTAATTTTGTGTAAGCATAGCATAGATATATATGGGTGGTGGTATGGTCACCTGCCTACCCTAGCACTTTAATAACCTCCGAAGAAGTGCAATGTCAATCACAGTTGAACTCTCTATCTGTAATCGCATCCTTGTATTTCAAAGTTCTCATGTAACTTGAACAGTTTTCCTGACTTTGCAAGACTTTGAAGACTCCAAAGATTATTCTATATCAAATCAATCTTCGTTCCAGTTATCTCACGAAGCTGTGTTTGACATTGCTTTGTAAACAAGTCTAGCTTGTGGCAACCTAAGAAAGACTTTATAACTTTTAAAGCTGTCAAAGTTTCCTCCTCTTGATAAGACCCCCCTATGACACTATTGCCTTGGAGAATTCCACAGTTTTTAAAGTGCTCTGGGTAGTGTTTTTTCTAGTTTACAAAGAAACTGTAATGTTTAACTCCAATCAAAGCACAGAAATTATAGCCTAATTATATCTGTTTGCTTAAATGTATCATAAGTCCTCCTCCCAATTATAGTGTTATTGTGCACCAAAGTTCTTATGAAGCAAGGATGCCTAAGCATCTCAAAAGCTTTTCAGCAAAGCTGAACTCTGCTTTTGACTTCAACGAACTTTACTGCCCTTAATAACTATTTAAAAGGAGGACATATGATACATGTTAATTTGCCAGATGATAATTATTCTCTGGAATTTCTGTGCTTTGAAGATGCATTAAACACTCTTAAGCTCTTTGACACTCAGAAAAAACACTACCAAATTCACACTTCTTCGGAAGTGGAATACTCCAAGGTGCAAAAGTATCTTGGGATTTTAACCTTATCTGCAAGGAGGAAACTATGACAGATAAATTTGATATAAACTCTTTATCTAAAGAGCAACAAGCTAGACCAGCTTCTTATAAGCAATGTCAAGCACTAGGTATTCGTTTCGCTAAGAAAGGAACGATGATTGATTGGAAATTGAAAGGGCAAATCTTTGGATGCCTTTATTCCGAAGCAAAGTCAGGAAAACTATCCTGCAAACAAGCTTCTGATTTATTCTCCAAAAAATCACTTCCTAAGAAATACAAGGATGCGATTACCAAATATTTAGCAGAACACAACTGCTAATCTCTAAAGCACTTCTTCGGAGGTGCTTTTTTTATGCTAGGGTTTTGAATAAGGAGAAGGCTCTTTATATTGGCAGGTGTCCAAACCACAATTTAAATTTAGATTTAGATTTAGACTTAAAGTTGAAGGGGGGCTGGGCAGAGTAATAGAGGGAGTGTCGGCAGAGTAATTGAGGGCGATTTGTTTTTAAGACTTGGCATAGTAATAGAGGGCAGAAACTTTAAGATACTTTAAAGCTTTGCGAACTTAAAGGATTAGAGAGTTGACAAGGGTGGTAAGCTGGTCGCAGACATCAACCGACAAGGAGTTTATATGTTTATTAAAGAAAGAAAGTTTAATAGTTATCTTTTAGCACAAAACTATTTGAGGGAACTAGGTTTCTCTTTTCAATCAAGACACTCTTTCAAAGAGGATAAGTCTGAATTGTGGAAGCATAGGAATAAGAATGTATGGATACATTTGAAGAATGATTTTGACTATCAAAACTTTGTATCTATAGACAAGGGTGAAGTATGGAACATCAATGTATTTAGGAGGACTTATGGAACTAACATTTAAAAGAGAAACTAAAGAATTAGAAACATCATTAGAAGTTATAAGAGTTTTAATTGATGTAGCTAAAAATCAAATTAAACACGAACCAAAAGAAACTCAATGGAAAAAAGAACTTCATCAATTATATGGTGTAGAAAATCTTTTAGAACAAGCAGTTGATTTTTATTATAAAGTAGATGACATGGAAAACAAGGAGGACTTATGACACTAGATGATTTTATGGCAGAAATGGGCGAGATTGTTATGGGCAATGATATAGAGACTGGTATTCCTAAAGTAAGTGAATTTATTAACAGTATTGAAAAGGAACAGTTGATTGGAATAATGATTGAACTATTAAATTATACTGCTGAATTACATGGTCGGCTTAATGACAATGAGCCACCAGATATTAAATTAATCCATTAATACTTTAGATATTAGTGGCTTGACATGACTGGCTAGGTCGGTCATACTTTGTCGGCAGGTCGGGAAATGACTTGCTTAATACTAACGCATTTGAATAGGAGGACTTATGGCAGATGCAAACAAAAAGAGAAGAACAACTCTTAAACAAAGGTTCGTTAAGTGGTTGCTATCAGAATATGTTGATAGTGAAATTTACCAGCAAATGGAAAATGCTGGGGTTCATGATGCTGTCTGTAAAGTAGATGACTTGGAAAACAAAGTTGATGACTTTGAATACCAGCTCGGAGACTTTGAGAGTAAGTGTGATGAGATGGAAAACAAAGTTGATGACTTTGAATACAATACCATTGACAATATCAGAGATGAAGCAGACAGAGCAATTCAAGATGCTAAGTCTGAGATAGTTGATTTGGTCAATGAGAAGTATGAAGCAGAACTAACTTTCAGGAGTAAGTAATGGAAATCATATTTGGATTTGTATTTGTTATGGGTTTTGTTTTATATACATTGTGGTTAGTATCATGAAAGGTATCTTAATAAATCCATATAATGAAACAATCAAACCAGTAGAATATACTGGTGATTGGAGAGATATTGCACTCTTAATTGAGTGCGATACTTTTACTGTTAGTCGTGTTGATGAAGTAAATGATTTGTATTTAGATGATGAAGGTTTACTAATTCAACCGAATAGATACTTCATGTGGAAGAAGCAAGTATATGCAGGTATTGGATTACTGCTTGGACACAATGAAGAAGGCAATAGCATTGCAACAACTTTGACTATGAAAGATGTTGAAGATGCTGTTGAGTGGTTGCCAGTCGGACACCAAGAGTTTCCGTTCTGGGATTTTAAAGTAATGAGCTAATTAATAGGAGGACTTATGAACATTAGTTTGCACAGAGTAGAGAAGATTGAGCTAGAAGAAAATTGCCCAATCGGAAAAGATGAAAATGTCAGTCATTACAGACAGATATTTATTACAGTTAGAGAACCTATCTTTGATAGAAAGGTTATTGAAGCTACTGGGCAGGACTACTATGAGAAGAAGATTGAAATATCTTGTCATGGTGTAGATGGCAATAAAGTTATCTGCGTTAGTTGATGCAATGTGCTGAGTATCACATTAAACTACTCAATTTTTTTATATTAATTTTACTTACAAACCAATGGAGGGTATTTATATGAGTAAAGCAATGAGAATAGTTGATAGAGAAATTATCGAAAGACAAGTGGTGAATGCTTGGATAGATAAGAGTGAAAAGGTTATGGCAGATATTGTTGAGGGTTCAGGTTTTGATGTTCAACTTAACGATATGATACATAGCTATAACACTTTGAATGAGGAGATAGACCTTTTAGAAAGGAAAGCAAAAGACCTCAGACATGAGATTGAGGATACTGTAAAGGGTTTCAATTCTAAACATACCGAAAAAGATAATGATAGTTATAATCATAGCTTCTTCGGAACTTATGTATCTACAAATCTCGGACACTATGGAAGTAAGAATGCAAATTGGGATTACAAAACCAATGTGCCTAACTCTATCAGACATGGTGTGTCAGATGAATTAGGATTGCAGACTATGGGTGGAGACTTTAATGCAAAAGACCTAGTTGCAAAACTTATTGAGATGTTTGTCGATTAATTACTATGGCAATGTGTGAGAGGGTTTTTAAGTTTTACCTCGTAAAGTGATGTTTTTTGTTTCTCCTATCATCACGCTATATGACACACAATATGCTATACTACCTGAACATGTAGTGAAACTGTTCACTTCAATTAATTTATACCAATGGAGGGTATTATGAAAGTAAAGCAAATTTTTGAACTCCTTGAGGTGTTAGGATATAAAACACCTGTTGATATGAGTATCGCTGATGCTCCTATGTATTATTCGGAGAGTAGAGATACTGAAATATCTGTGCTTGATATGGACTTAATCCATTTGATAAGAGCATTCAACAAGCTACAGAATGGTATGCCAGAATATGGAGAGATAGAACTAAGACATGAAGAAAATATCAATCAAATATTCAATAGCTTGGTAGAATATATATATGATTTAAAAAGAGAGGTGCAAGACTAATGTCAAAATTATTTAGAGACTGGTATGAGACTGTTGATAAAGACAGTCAAGAATATAAAGACTTCATCAAACAGAGAGAGTATGATGAATGGGCATATAACAATATGCAGAAGATAATGAAAATGTTTGAGGGGGGTGAGAAGAATGAGCAAAGTAAAAGTTGATAGAAGAACACCACATGCAATTTATGTTGAGGTGGGCGACATGACTGTATATATTGATAACTCTACACTAGAGCAAATTGTTGATATACATTTTGATGATGATGTTCCTTACTTAAAACAAAAGGAATATCGGAAAGCAATGATTACTAAACTAATGGAGGAACTATGAGTAATTGTATTAATGATATGATTTGGGAAGAAATATGGGAACAAATCAAATTAGATGAATTTACACTAGATGAAAAACATTTAGACAAAGTATCTAATCTAGCTATCGAACATGGATTACATGAGGATGATGATAGAGAAAAGATATTGGAACTACTTGCCGAAGAAGTTATGGAGGAAAGAGCACAATGAGTATTTATAAAACAGTTGAAGAAGTTTTAATCAGAGACTACGAAATCACAAGAAGTCTATCCAGTAATACACTTGATAGAATTGTTGCTGATGTTATGGAAGAACTTGCAGGATATGAGAACGAACAATGCACAGAGCAATTTATCTATCAAGTAGCAGGTGAATTATTATCACA